AATCTCAACAACAGCAACTGCCCTACCTACTGCTGTCTATACCCATCCAGTAGACAACTTTGTATATGCCAGCGTTACATCATCTGGCGCTGCTATCTATTGTGCTGGTTACTCTGGTAGCCAGTCCAATATCCAGAAGTTCACATTGACAACTGCAGGCGCTATGCCTACCTTGACCAGTGCTATCACTGCTGCTGAGATGCCTAGCGGAGAACTTATCTACCGTATCTATTACTACCTTGGCTATATGCTCATTGGCACATCTAAGGGTGTGCGTGTAGCAGCGGTAGGCGATGACGGATCTGTAGCCTACGGACCATTACTCTTTGAATCAGAGCAACCAGTCTATGACTTTGCTGCTAGAGATAGATACGTCTGGTGTGCTACCAACGTAGATGGCGCTCCTGGAACTACCCGTATTGACCTAGGCCAACAACTAGGAACCCTTATCTTTCCGTATGCTTGGGATACGTATTACTATCCAGAAACCGTAGGAAGCCGTATTACAGGGCGTTACACCACAGCCTGTGCCTTCATCAATGGAACCGACCGTCTGGCCTTTACAACCAACTACAGCGGTTCTGATGGCTCTGTCTATATTGAGACCGCAGATGGTGGCAGACTGGTCTATGAAGGGTTTATTCAGACAGGTTATATCCGCTATAACACACTAGAGCCAAAGATATTCAAGCTCGTCTTTCCTCGCTTTATCTCAACCAATGGTGGCTTGACTATCAAGTCAATTACTTCTAGTGGTGTTGAGTTTGATATCGGTACCTACGCTCAAGGCAATGACGTTGGTGAGACTGGTATCCCTTATCCAAATACTTCTCAAGAGTATCTCGGATTCAAGTTTACGATGACACGTTCTAGCACTAACACTAGCCTTGGTCCTATCTTCAACGGATACCAAGTCAAGGCGCTACCTGCTATCCCACGTCAGCGACTTATCCAATACCCAGTCTTCTGCTATGACCACGAGACAGATAAGTTTGGCGTTGAGGTTGGCTACGAAGGCAGTGCTTGGGATCGTATGCAACAACTTGAAGCAGTCGAAGATGTCGGAGATACAATCAGAGTTCAGGACTTCAGAACCGGAGAGTCCTACATCGGTCTCATTGAAGAGATGGATTTCATTAACCGGACACCAACAGACAAGCGCTTCTCTGGTTTTGGAGGCGTCTTAATCATCACAATACGGAGTGTGTAATGACCCCTGCAGACTGGGCAACGCTCGTTGCCACCATAATCGGAATAGCATCAACCCTATTTATGGGACTTCGATGGATAGTTAAGTCCTTCCTAGTAGAACTCAAGCCTAATGGCGGTAGTTCTATGAAGGATTCCATTGCCCGTCTGGAAACACGTATCGATGAAATCTATAAAATCTTGGCGGAAAGAGGATGAATGAAACCTGTAGCGAAGGCCGCGAGTCCTGCGGCTACTGCTGTGCTTCGTCAAGCGACAGCATTGTTTCCGAAGCGCAAGAAAGCGTCCGACGGATTATTGCCCTCATCGGCACATCTCAAACAGAATCCCAACAGCGACCACAACACGGGTCTTGCTGCTGATTTAACTCACGACCCACATCACGGAATCAACTGCTCTGATATCTATGAGCGTTTGAAGGGTGACAAGCGGGTCTCATATCTAATCTTTAATGGTCGTATCTGGTCTGCCGATCGTGGCGATAGAGACTATACGGGACCGAATAAGCACGTCAGTCACCTGCATATTTCAATCAAGGCAGAGCATAAGAAGGACACCAGTCCTTGGTTCCCTTGGTTGGAAAAGGCTAAGAGAACGCCCAAGGATGTAGCTACAGTAGCTAAGTCCAAGGTCTCTAAGCCTAAGAAGAAGACAGTCAAGGCTACTGCCAAGAGCAAGACTCTTGCCCAGAAGTCCTTGTTTGTGTCCTTATTCAGGAAAGGAAAGTAATGAAGAAACTGGTAAAGAAGTTCAAGAGCAAAGAGTTTAAGGCAGTATTCAAGTCTTATCTCCGCGCTGTTCTTGCATCAGCAGCAACTATGGCTATCGCTATCGTTACTGATATCGCTCCAGAGTACGCAATCCTCATTGGAGGTCTTACCGCGCCTATCGTTAAGTGGGCAGATAAGGCTGAGGCAGAGTTCGGAAGAAAGTACGACGCTGCCCATAAGTAATTTATAGAGCAGGCTGCGAGCAAAGGCCCCACCGGAAACGGTGGGGTTCTTTTTTTATTCCTCTGGTTTGTCTATCGGGCAAGGAGCTTTGAGCAAGTTGCCACAGTTGGTACATTCAACATCAAGTCCATACCAGCAGATTTCATAGTTATCGAATTGAACATACGTGGTGAAGACTGTACAACCACAGACGCATTGATGGGTCGGTCCTATGGACCGCAGGTCTGTAGCCTGTATCGGTGGTAGGCTGTTTTTTTGCAGCCTTGGTAGACGGAAACGCACTGTATGATTTATCGGGCCGCCGACAAGCGGCCCTCTGTTTGTTTTTATCTCCGCTTCGCTCCGATATTGTAATCAAAAGTGGTGTGTCGCTTGGTGCGACACGCCGTAGTAAAGGTAAAGTTCTCTCTTATGACAACTCTGATAGGTATTCAGCTAAGTGACAGAGTGCTGATGGCTGCTGATAGCCAGATAACCGAAGATAACCTACGGACTGTCAGTACATCCACTCCGAAGATAATTCACGTCGGTAAGTATCTGCTGGGAATCACTGGTGACTCACGTCCTGGTGACATCCTTGCGTACAACTGGTCTCCGCCGAATTACAAAGGGGCAGATCCGGTGCAGTGGATGGGCAAGAAAGTCTTGCCGTCTATACTCACGGCTTTTAAGGAGAATAACTATGACCCGTTTGAAGCGACCAAAGAAAAAGAAGCAGGGTTCGACTACCTTGTATCGTTTGATGGCAACCTCTTCCATATTGCGACGGACCTATCGTTCATCCAATCAGACGTGGGACTCTACGGTCTGGGGTCGGGTGGTGCTTTCGCTCTTGGTTATCTCTACGGTGTGGCTGATAACCTCACTGCTGTAAACGCAGAGCGACACGCCCGAAAAGGTATGGCAATCTCGTCGGTGCTTGATGTCAATACCCATCCTCCAGTACAGTTTGTTGTACAGAGACGGGAGTTATCGTGAGGAAAGATTGGAAAGTGTGGACAGTGCATATCAATGCACACCACGTAAATAACTGGGCGTTAGGTATTGATTATTACCACGTCAATGATTACCAGCCACTACGTATGCTGGCTAGAGTTTTGCAGATTAACTTGCTATTCTTCAACATAACCTTTACTAGATGGCAGGCAAACGGATGGATATAAAAGAACTACTTATTAAATCTCTTCACGAGAAGGAGAATAAGCGTGGGCGATCCACGCAAGTTCAGATAGGTCCATCAGAACTTGGTGGCTGTCGACGTAAGGTTTGGTACAGGCTGAACAATCAACCTGAGACCAATGACAATGAGCTAAAGCTCGCAGCGATTATGGGTACGGCAATCCACGCTGCAATAGAGTCCAGTCTTGCTGACAATAAAGAAGTTCTACTCGAACAGACCGTTGAACACAACGGGATGAAAGCGCACGTAGACTGCTTTATTCCTGGGACAGGTGATGTTATTGATTGGAAGACAACTAAGAATAAGAACCTTAATTACTTCCCATCACAACAGCAACGTTGGCAAGTACAGGTCTATGGCTACCTGATTTCTAAGTCTGGCTTGGGGAAGGTCCAGAACGTGAACCTAGTAGCCATACCTCGTGATGGTGATGAGCGAGATATTGTTATCCACTCAGAACCCTATGACGAGACCATCGCGCTAGAGGCGCTCAACTGGTTAGAAGCAATAAAGACATCGGACCAGGTACCGAATCCTGAAAGGGATGAAAGTTACTGTAAATTTTATTGCAAATACTATGACGCCTCTGGTGAGATGGGATGCGTTGGTCTAAAAAAAGAACGTACAAAAACTGAATTAGAGATAATAAAAAATCCTGAAGCGGATAACAACGCTCTGCATTACCTACAACTTGATGAGGAAATCAAGAAGCTGGAAGGTAAGAAGTCAGAGTTACGTGAGACTCTGCTGGGTATAACTGGAGTTACTAATACTGGCATAGAGATCAAGTGGTCTACTATCCAGAGTAATACGGTAGATAAAGATGCAGTGGAAAAAGCACTGGGTTATGTACCGATGAAGCAAGGAAAGGAAAGCGCAAGGCTTTCCATCAAACAGACTGGAGGAAAGTAAATGGCTGCACCAGATTCGACGAAGTTCCAAGTCAACTACAAGTTGCCAGATGGAACTCTTATCAATCTTTATGCAACAGATGTGCGTGAATTAGAGTCAGGTCTTACAGACTTGGCAATGGTATCTGCGCTCATCACATCAACTGCTGATACCTTTCGAGGCTCTGGACCTACTGCGTCCGTTCCAAGTGCTGCACCATCAGTCCAGCCATCAGCAAACACCTGCAAACACGGAGCGATGACATATCGTGAAGGTGTGAACGCGCAAGGTAAAGCGTGGAAGGGTTATATGTGTAACGCTCCAAAGGGCGCTACAGATAAATGCCAAGCTATCTGGGTTCGATGACCCAATGCGAGAACCTCGTGAATACGAGGATCCTCTCTGCGCTCAATCAGGCGGTGACTTCTGGTTCCCTGAACCTGGAATCGGTACAGCACAAGAAACCATATACGCTCGAAGTATATGTAACCAGTGTGTCCATCAAACTGAGTGTGCAGAATGGGGTATCCATAACGAGCGTTTCGGAATCTGGGGTGGCCTTACGGAGTGGGACAGAAAACAGCTAAGAAGTAGAAAAAACATAATAGTACGACGGGAGGAAAGTGCTTAGGTTAGACCGCGCTTGGAAGTCTGCCCATACATTGGCGCAGCCACTTCCGACTGTGTGGAAAGACTTGGAGAAGAGAGACATAAAGTTCCGGCGCGGTCAAGTGTGTATGGTTGCCGCTGCACCTAACGCTGGTAAGTCTATGTTCGCTCTTGTCTACGCTATTCAATCCAAAGTACCAACGTTATTCTTTTCTGCTGATACTGATGTAGCAACAGTAATGCTGCGTGCTACAGCCCACGTGTCAGGCCACACCCAGCAAACAGTCGAGAAGCAGATGTCATTCAACCCCAATGCTTACTCCGACAACCTAGAAGATATATCCCACATTCAATGGGTCTTTGATTCATCTCCGAATCTTGATGATATTGAAGATGAAATCAAGGCTTACATAGAACTCTATGGAATAGCACCACAACTTATTGTTGTGGATAACCTGATGAATGTCGTCGCTGAATCTGATAATGAGTGGGCAGGCTTACGTCAAATAATGATGGAGCTACACGATATGGCACGCACGACAGAAGCCTGTGTGCTTGTTCTGCACCACGTATCAGAACAGACTGAGTATGGGAATATGAGCGACCCACCACATCGCCGTGCTATACACGGCAAAGTGAGTCAGTTGCCAGCACTCATACTTACTCTTGGTTATGATCCGATAAACAATAACCTTCGGGTTGCAGCCGTTAAGAATCGCTTTGGCAAGCATCAGGCAGATGGCAAGGACCCTGTTCCTTTGTTCGTCAACTTTGCTTCTTGTCAG